ACCAGCTCGCAGTTTGCTAATCTCCTGCTTATTGCTCGTCATGATTTCGCCAGCCTGCTGGCGAGGCATACGGGAAACATAGCGCGCGGCCAGAGCTTTAACGGCTTCACGGTTCAGTTCAGCGGATTCCCCTTCGCCGATCACGAAATCAGCCCCGACCGGCTCTTGCTCCGGCGCTGCCTCGTTTGCAGGCTCAACAGCGCTACCGCAGTGTTTGCATTTGCGGGCTTCGGCGCTGATTAGCTCGGCACAAAATGGGCATTTAACCTGTTTTTCGCTGTCGCCTTTACCGAGAAGGGCCACCAGCAGGCCGCAGAGGACGATAAAAGCGCCTATAAAGATGTGATTTTGCCGGGAGGCTATAAGCCCCAGATTATTAACCCGGCTTCCGCTTTCCGTTAAAACAGTCACATCCATATTGAAGGCAATAAAAGCCCATACCAGGCCCACAGCCAGCAAACCCCATCCCCATTTTTTCATGATGCCCCCTGAATAAATACTCATTTCCGTTCGACTAGGGAAAGCCTAACGCCGCGTGAATCTGGCGCTTTGCGGCGAGTCAACCTAACGGGCTTTTGTGGCGCTCCAGATAATGCCGCCGGGCCGCGTCTCTTTCAGGATGCCAGCACGAATAGACTCGTTGATCGTCTGCTCGTAGGCGCGCTGAACAGCCGCAGAGTTTTGCCGCTGCTGGTTGTCATTACCTCCGCTCTGGTTGATGGTTACGGACGTTTGCACCGCTACGGTGTTGCCCCCACCAGTCAGCCCTGCGCGTGGAGCTTTTCCAACGTAGCCGCCATCGGCATAACCAGGCGCGCCGTTCATCATCGCGTAGAGGTTGTTTACACCAATCCGCTCGGTAGCTTCTTTCGTAAAAACGAACTCGCCGCCGTGAACGATGCCCTTTGGCTCGTACTTGCCGCCGGGGCCGGTATAGCCCCCAGTGGCAAAACCGAAAAACTCACCTATAGCCGTTCCCTTTAAGGCACCCATTGCTGATTTCATGGCCTGCACTTCGGCCATTTTCACCAGCATTTGCGCAAGCCCTTTCAGCACATCAGACAGAAAATCATTAAAGCTGGCTTTCCCAGTGGTAACGAAGTCTACCAGGAAGCTGGTCATTCCGGTAAAGGTGTTCTGGCTGAAGTCGTAAACCTGCTGGAAGGTGTTAGTTGCGCTGTCCTCATAGTCAGCCCAGGCAACCTTTGCACCAGCCCGCCAGTCATCGCGTAGCTTGTCCTCTTTCTGATAGGTGGCTTCCAGCTCCCGTAGCGCCCGGTTGCGCGCCTCCGGGTTGTCGCCGTAGGTAGTCTTGATGCGGTCGCGTTCTGCGTCACGTCCTGCTTCCCGGCTCGATTTTCCGTCCATTTTTGACTGGATTTCAGCGCGCTTCGCTGCCTGCTGTTCGGCGAATCTGGCTGCC